AGCCGATATCTCCTTGCGATCCTGTATATCCAATTGAGCCAAAGCTACCTACATAACCGGTGTCTCCCTGGCTTCCGACGTATCCAGTTACACCAGAGCTACCTGTGTAGCCAACACCAGTTGCTCCTTGTGGTCCTATAATACCTTGGGCGCCAGATAGCTCACTTACGAATGTGTAAGCGGTACCTGACCACAAATACAGTCTACTATTTTCTGAGTCGTTGGTGTTACCATTTTCAATTATGGCAAATTGGCCAGCCACAATGCCAGTTGGTGCAGTATCTGCTATTAATGCCGCCACTGACAAGTATGATTTTGCAATAGCGAATCCAAGTCCAGTGTCGCCTTTGCTACCTGTGTAACCAGTTGAGCCAAATGATCCTGCATAACCTGTTGTGCCTTGACTGCCTGTGTAACCAACATCGCCTTGGCTACCTGTGTATCCGTTTGCACCAAATGATCCTGCATAACCTGTTGTGCCTTGACTGCCTGTGTAACCAACATCGCCTTGGCTACCTGTGTAGCCGTTTGCACCAAAGCTACCTACGTAACCTGTTGTGCCTTGGCTGCCTGTGTAACCAACATCGCCTTTACTGCCTGTGTAACCACCAGATGAATAGGACAAGTTTACCCATGCAGTATTACCGTCACCATATTTAATTTTAAAAGTGTCGGTTTCAAATCCTGGTTCGCCTGCTGCCAATATTGGATTGGTTGTTGTCCAGTTTAACGCGGTGTCTCTTCTAAGTTGTATTCTACTCGGCATTATAATTCCTTTTATTTTATCACAGTTGGGTTATGCATAACCTTATTTTACTATTTAGTGCTACAACCGATTAATGTTTAATCAGTTACAGCTTGATTTTGACCCAATTTTAAGGCTTTTGTATATTTCCTTGAATAGACAAATACGCTATTTTAACAGCCAATCGATCCAGTGCTTGGGCTATTGTAGTAGGTGCCGGACTTGTCCAGTTAGTTGCATCTGCAGGAGTATAACTGCCGTTGACAACCCCTCCAACAATTGGCAAGTTTTCTAAGTCATTGTAGTCATTGGTCAACGATACTGCGGACAATGTGGTTTCAAATGTGGAACCAGCTGCTCCACCATCTAGGTCGCGACCGACAAGATTTCCATCAATGTTACTTTTAAAACTGACAGAAACAGCACGACCACCTTCGTAATTGAATTCAAGGTTGGCACTACTACTGCTACCAGTATAGCCTATAGGTCCAATACCACCTGTAGCACCAACGGATCCATTGTTACCTGTGGCTCCTGCTGAACCTGTGGCTCCTGTAGGTCCAGTTGCTCCTGCTGAACCTGCTGATCCGGTATATCCAGCAGGCCCTGTTGCGCCAGTACCTCCATCAATCCCGGACGCCCCGGTATTGCCTGTGTTGCCTGTGCTGCCTGTGTAACCAGTTGGTCCTGTTGCTCCGGCTGCCCCATTAACTGCGGCACTGCCTGTGTAGCCTGTTGTTCCTTGTATGCCGCTAGCGCCTGTAGCACCTCTTGATCCGACATCTCCCTGTGATCCTGTGTATCCATTTGTTCCTTGACTTCCTGTGTATCCTGCACCGCCTTGAGGGCCAAGATTACCTCTTGATCCTGTGTAACCAATTGTGCCTTGGCTACCTGTGTATCCAACGTTGCCTTGTATGCCTTGTATGCCTTGGCTACCTGTAAAACCTATTGTATTTAACACTGTTCCGCCAGGTGTTACACCATCTTGTACCCTTAGTGATTTCAAGGTTGTGTCAACAACCACTTCCCCCACTGGCCCAACATATGTGCTAGTGACCTGAACGTTTCCTCGTTTTAATAGTATTAATCGTGCCATATCAAATAACTCCACCGTTGACTTCAGGTTCAGTATAAGACTGTGAAACAGGAACAATGACTCCGCCATCAATCAAGTCATCATCAATGACAACGTCGTTGTCATTGTTGTCGGAGTCCGGAGAACTAGAATAATATCCAGGTTGTACATTCAAATACAACGGAACTCCATAGTTATCGTCGATATAAACAGGTTGTTCTGTGTTATCGGCGGTCCGTATGGTTTTCATGGTCAATTTATAAAGCCTTTGCTCCAACAAATTAACTGTGTTTTTACTAATGGTAAAAGTGCCACGGCCTAGAGCAATATTTGCAAATGCAATTGAAAAAGTATCAACTGTGACATTGTTAAGTGGATCTTGTATTTCCGCTTGCATGGCATAGCCGGTCATGTCTACAGCTTTCTGATCTTGATTTTTTACATTTACCTGTATAGGGTTGTCAATTCCCTTGTAAATTGTCACAGGTTTAGCATACATTTGTCGATTCCTCGTGGTAAAGATAGTGGGGTCCCAAATTTGAGCCTCCACTGTGTTCGGGTATAAATAACTTTGGATTGTAATCATTATTTTAGTATTTATAGCAAAGTGGAAGAAATCAAACAGCTACTATCAAAGTACCCTTTTATAACGTACCTCGTATACGGTGGTAATGAATATATCGGTATTATACAAAACTCAGACGAGCAGATCACCACCATCTACGACTTTGGCAGCCTAAAAGTGCCAGAACAGAAGAAACGTTTCCTAGAATTGGGAGAACAATGGTGGTGGGAAAGTAATAGGATTATACCTATCAACGTGTTCCTCAAGCAGGAGTGGGCAGAATTTAAATTCTGCGTCAAGACCATGAACAGCAAAGATGTTGTGATTCACACCGGACCACAAATCAACCTGAAAGAAATGGCTTCCAAGCGCAGTAAACGCCGGTCAATTACTTTAATTAGAAAGATTAGCTAGATTCATGTTAACTACCACAAGATGTGAGTAGGCTACGGCGTGACTTTTTTTGAATCCGTAACTGCCATCAGTGGGCTTTTCCCACACAGTCTCAGCTACCTCAGCCCAAGGTAAGCCAATCAAATGCCTTTTAGCAGGACGTATCACAGCCAAGAACATGGCCAGTCTCGGTATACTGTTAACTGCTTCTGGCATTTTAATTAGTGTATTATAATGATTACCAATGTGAATTAACTGCGCACAGAACTCTGGTTCATACAGTTTATGCCATGGTGGTGCCACAGTCATTAGTTCATTTAAATGAGCTTCGTCACGGACCTGACTGTACAGGCCCACATTGAGAAAGTCCAGCTTGATATAGCCACGATCCTCTGCCGCCCTGTAGTCGATGCCAGCACGATTGGTAAAAGGGTCACGTGGAATTTCTGTCACATAAATGCCAGTGTTATGTGCAGTTCTTTGTTGGTTGTCAGTTATAATAGTTGCACCGATATGCTGTACAACATTCAATGCTTGCTGGCGATCAGCGAAGTCAATATCAACGTCACTGGTAAATTTCATAATCCTGCTGTCTCTAAAATTTGTCTTGCCCAAGCTACATCTGCGGCACTGTCTCGAAACCTACTGTTCCAATGATCTGGATTGATCCAATCCACAATCATGGCCACTTGATCTTGTGTGAGTGAACCAAGAAACTCAACTCCTGAAGCACAATTAAAAATACTCCAAGGGCTAATACGTCCTGTTGATACATGGTGTATAATACGATTGACATTGCCGTACCTGAAATAATCGACAAAACCGTTCTTGAGTTCTGGATGAATTTCTGCATATTCTTGCATTTCCTTTAGAGACCGTTCTAGTGCATCCTGCACACTTTCTTTACGCATGTACTCAACAAGCCATTCTTCATACAGCCTGTCACTGGCCCAGTTGTCCAGCTTCTTGTTATTTTTTAGCAACCACTGCATGTATGACAAGAAGTTGACACAACGAACATCCACACAATAGCGTCCAAACTTGACAAATGCTAGATAGTAAGAACTTTCACAAAAGTCCTCATAGCCCTTGGCCTTGGCAGACATTTGTGTGCTGTTATAAAACATCACGTAGGCTTGTAAACCCCACTGCACACCAGTTTCTTTTTCCTGCTGGTGTCTGCGCTTTTTCTCGCACAGGTGACTGGTCAAGGTTGTTTCTTTAACAAATGCCTTGTCGCAAAATTTACAGACAAATTTAGATTCAGTTGTAGCCAATTTGGTTGATTTCCAAGCCTCGAGAATCTCTGAAATCATAGATCTGTTTTGATACGTTTGTCATCCCAGCCTAGATCTCGTGCCATGGCTTTGAGTTGATCCGTGGTATTTAGTTCAACCATGATATCAATTTCTTCCCTGCTCAAATGCGGATATTGGCTTTCAATGAACTTGAATGCTTTTTGATTGCCTGTGCCCTTGGGTGTTTTGATCCAGTAATGGCGTTTAGCACCCATACCAGGGCTCACTGTTGTGCACAGTAGCCATTGTAGTTTAGGGTGACGACCAATGTCAAAGAAGTTCATGTTCACACGATCATTGTGAACACGCAGATACCATTCTTGCAGTTCTGGTGAACCTTCCACATTGCATCCCCACTTGAGCATGAGATAAGTGCTGAACTTTTTGCGTTCTTCATCACTCAGGCTGTCGTAGAATCCACGATCCTTGGTATCAAAGGCTCGCATCTCTGTATTGATATCTAATTTACTCATAGCTTATTATACTACCAGGCCTTGCTAAAGTCAACTACTTCGCTCACTCTGCTGATTTCTTTCACAAAGAACACACATAAAGGTTTTTCCACTTCAGATTCAACTGGAATAGCTAGCATTTGTCCGGGCTTGAGTTTAGGGAAATACCATTTGACATCTTGATAGATATCTACAATTTCCACAGGATGGAATTCAGGTCTAAAACTGCTGATAGGGTTGAAGCAAAATGCACTAAATCCTCGATCGTTGATACTGGTCAGTGGTACCACTTCTAGATCGCCTAGGTCGCTTTCACCAATTAGCAATTGCCAATCCACTGGCATTTTAACTGTCCATGGACCAATACGTAGTACTAGGGCAGGGCTATTAAAACTTTCCAAGAAGATCAAGGGAATGTAAAAGTAATCGGGATTCTTTGGGTCGCTGTTGTCTAGTACACAAAAACGCAGATCCTCTACCTCATCGGGGATCTCGTTCATGTCGTAGGCTTTGTTGTTATCTAAATTTAATATTCGTGACATTTGTTTCCGTTGTTGTTATGTTTTGTAGTCAACTTTTTCTATTGTGAAAGGATACTTGGCTTCTTTGTAAAATGCCTTGCGTTGCGTCAAATGCCGCTTGGCAAACTTGCAGGTGCTGGTTATATCCCAAATCTGGACGAAGTCTTTGTCTTCCGCTTTCCTAACACCACGTCCAATAGATTGGATAACCCGCACAAAGCTCTTTCCGGGCTCAATAAGAACCAAATTGAATATCCTAGGAATATTAATACCCACAGCGGCCACACCATAAGTCGCCACAATAACCTTACCGTCACTTGTGGCCACATCGTCGTATTCGTCCTGCCGCTCCGCTGCCTTAGTTGCGCCCGATACAAAAACCGCATCCTTGATCCTTTCTGTTAGTGCCTGTCCAGCTGCCACCCTGTCCACCAAGATCAAGGTATTACCAGACTCTGCAATTCTTTTAATCATTTCGCCAATGTAGTCTATACGTTCTTTGGATTCTAACAGATATTTCAATTCACTCTGATAGTTGGTATATTCCACATGATCCAACAATTGTACAATATTAACATGGCATTGAGCAAGAACTCCTTGCTCTTGCAGCTCACTGGCACTCAGCTTGCCTATCACATTGCCCAGGCTACAGCTTATGCTCATGGCCTCATATTTTTCTTTGGGAATAGTTCCTGTTAGACCCCAACGCATGGGCACTTGGCTCATTACACCAGTCAGCAAGGTCTTCAAGGCATCTGCCTTGGCCATGTGTACTTCATCCACAATAACGCATACCACATCTTCCAGAAACTCATGTATGGTTATTTCTGCTTCATGGTTCTTGGTATTCTTGAGTAACACATTTAAACTTTGCCAAGTACAAATGGTATGCCTACGTCCAAATTCTTTACGGTCTCCAAAGAACACACCAACATCCAGGCCCATGTTCACATAGTCTTTTTCTGTTTGTGTTACCAGGCTCTTGTTAGGTACAATCACAATGCTACGTCCGTAATCACTGATAGCATGACTCAATGCGGCAGTGATAATTGTTTTACCTGCACCTGTTGCAATCTCCTGCAGGCACTGTGGGTTCTCCAAAAACCTATTGATAATCTCAACTTGATAATCTCTTAGCTCTACTGGATGGCCTTCTTTGGGATGTCCTTTAGGCCACATAACATGACTAAACGATGCCTCGTGAACCTCTTGCAGATCAAATTTAGTCCTGTAGGACCTGGTATCATCAAGCTCGATGTCGTAGCCTTGTTCTGCCAACCAAGGCAGTATCTCAGTCAACAAATTGATGTATGTGCTACCACTGAGTTGGAAGAAACTGACCTTGCCATCCCAACGACCCAGCCTTACTGCCGGAAGGTATCTGGCACCTGGTATATCAAATTTATATTTGTTCACCAGTTGACGCCTAGTATCAAGATCCAAGCCCTTGATACGAACATTGACTTCATCTGCTATTTCTAGAATACATTGCATATTGTAATAATTGTTAATCTTGATTATACACAACTTCTGTGCCAAACACAACCTTTTCCGAGCGTTGTACGATCTGTATTTTCTTCACACCCACCATCAATGCTGTCATGGTCACCAATAAAGGTATGTGTAGATCCCAGCTGGAACTCCAATGGTCCAAATGCACACAACGATAACCAGCCACATCCGGCATTTTTCTTTGTCCAACTCGAACAGTCAATACCTCTTCGGGCTTGAAAACTGTCAACAGGTCTTGTTTAATCTTTTCCGACGAGCCACCTGATGTATTTTCAAAAACAAATATGGGCCAACGATGGCTTAACTCTGCATATTCAACAATGTCTTCTAGTGCATGCGGTCTGCTTAACGGTAAATGTGCATCCTTGTTTAAAAGCAAGTTTTGCACACTTGCACTATATTTCAATTCTGCGTACTGCCGGAGCTCAGCACTGACAGTATATCCCAAAATACTGCTGTTATCGATCAGGCGCACAAGATTATCTACGCCAAACCCATCAAGTTTTTCATTGATGTACTCTATTAAACTATTCTCAGCATTGATAATTTCCAATCCGGTATCACCAGCAATCAATTCGATTTTGTATCCCAGCTGTTGGGCCTGTACAACTTGTGCAATCAGTTCAACTATTTGATCATCTGGTTCAAAATTGTATTTACCTACCAGGTGCTGTAGCCACATCAGTCTTGGTTCAGTCACAGTTGCCACCCACATTTTGCTAGCAACATCAAATCGTAAACTGCCCGGTATATCTTTGGCACTTTGTTTAAGTTCATTCACCAAAGCATCATCGTAGGGAAATCTGATGTAAATTAGATCATCTTTTAGCTTGATATCTCGACTGCGGTCTACAAACCTCACAGGCAATCTAAACACTGCATTGTGTTCGTGCACACCCAAGTCTAGTCCATTAATGGCCAATTGTCTACGATACTTGACTACCAGTTTGTGCGCCAACAATGCCTGTCGGTCGGTCAATGGTGTACCTTGAGAAGTTTGTGCGGCCATGCTGTGCACAATCTGTATGTCATACCTGGCCAAGGTGACACCAACAGGAAGAAGGTTTTTGTAAGTAAAGCCCACTACGCCAGCGATCACTTCAAGGTAATCTTCAATGTAAGGTAGAGACTTTGTTTGCATTTAAAAAGATACCCAGACGAACTGGGTATTTAAAGGATTGGCACACTTGACCAATCAAGGAGAGTTAAGCATGTTTGTCAATGAAGTCCCTAAGGATATCTTCCACAAACTCATTGAATGTTAGGTCTGCCGCATGTGCCTGTTTCATTAACACCAGCAAGTCAGCATCATCAAGTTCAAGAGGAATGCTGACACGAGTGTCGTATTCTGCGCCAGCGGCAATTGCAATGGCCTTTTGGAGCCAGTCGTCATCTGATTCTAGATCAACGTAGTTGACATCTTCCCAGGCTTCTTTTTTATTGACGTTGCGATACTCGGCTTCCTGTTCCATTACGGAACGAAACTCAGGATTGATCAAACGATAGGCTCTTTGATTCTTGTAGTCATGTGCTTGCACTTCATACACACATTGATTACGGGTATCAAAGGTAATTGTAAAACTGCTACCATCATGCTTGTGGTCCCAGCTGTCTAGACTGTAACTGTCTGGACCATAGCAGTTCCACATAAAGTTACTGCCCTCTGTGACACGGTAGTTGACTACCTCTAGCCATTCTTTTAAGGTAATCATATTATGCTACCTCTGCTTCTTGTGCGTGGAGTGTGGCAAGTGCATCTGACAACAAGGTCAAGCCATTTGTGACAACACCATCCGCATCGTAAACAGCACCTGCGTACCAAACGCCATCTTTCATGATATAGTAGTACTCGGCACCACAGTTCTCTACCTGCTCCAAGAAGTCTTTAAATGTCAGGGACACTTTGAAGTCTACGCCTGTCTCGAGACGGTCGCGACCGTAAAAGGTGCACATGTTTTCTGTGGTTCTAATAAAGTCCTCGCGATCCATTACATCGACTTCATGTTGGCTAAAGGCATGTTGGTCACCAATCTCGGGACGCAAAGCACTTAGGTCGCCTAGTGCCACCAGCATGTTGGCTTTGGTGCTGTCGTAGTGTTCTTGCAGGATTTGGCCATTGTGTTCCAAGTAACCATCCCAATGACAGTAAACACTTTTGCAAACATCGCCATGCATGACACCAATTCTTGAACGTGTACCCATTTTAAACTCCTGTTTTGTTGCTGTAAGTAAGTATTATAACACTCTTTTGGTAACCGGTCAACCTTTAGGGTTTTTGTCTTCTGATTCCAACTGTCCCACACGGATCAAGAACAATTGGTATAAACAGTAAATCATAACGCCAAAAGATACTAGCGCAACCAAGTCACTAGCGGCAATGCCCAAAAAGATGATGATTTGCACACTTGCAATAGCCGCCACAATTCCAACTGCCACTTTGCACATATCAAAGACGGCCTGTTTTTGATACTTGTTCATTTTTTACCTTTCACTTGCTTTGCCTCTTTGACTGCAATCTTACCTGAGTAAGCACCGTTCTTGGCGGTGTGGATCAGGCCTGTTGCCGTAAATGTAATGACACCACCTGTACTTGACACAATTGGTTTTTGCATGATTATTCCTTGGTAGATTTTTTAACGGTATAGCCTTCGTCCCTGTAAAGGTCGGCCTCTTCTGCAATGCAGTCAAACAAAAATAAGTCTCCATCCCACACTTGATACATATTGGTTCCTTTTAAAAAAACGTTTATCGGAAGAGGGCTTATTGGCATTGCCTCTTACGCACACTGCAGGTTTATGCGGGCTTCATGCAAGTTGTTTGAGCAAGCGCCTTCCAACGTAATGGGAAGCTCTTGCGCAAGTCTGCAATCTTAGTTGCCATACGCAAGCTCATCTCACGTAACTTGTTCTTGTTCTCATCCATGAAGTCGATGATCTCATCTTGTGCACATGGGTCAAAGTCGTAGTCCTCAAACAGCTCACCTGCACGAGCAATCTGTTTAATACGCAACACCTTGTCACGCATGGTGTCCAGTGTCAAGTCCAAGTAGTGGCAACGACTTTGCAAAGCATCCAAGTGGTCACGTAACTTTTGGCTTTTCATAGCATCAAATTTTAAGTTAGTGATAAAGATAACACTACCCTTGAACTCAAAGCTGTCTGGGATACCTTCTCTGCGCAAGGCACTTGACTCCGACAGCCAACTAATCTTACGCTTCTTGCCACTGTCCAAGGCACCTTTAAGCAAGTTTAAAGACACGTCATCTAACAAGATGCTGTCACAGTCGTCAAAAACAACTACGCAATTGGGATCACTAAATTTGTAAAGTGTTTGGTACAAGCCGATTGGAGTGGCACTGCCTTTGACAACATCTGCACGGACTGGCCTGTCTGCCAGCTTGTCTAGCAAAGATGCTTTCTCAATCTCTCTCTCAACACTGTAGCTCTTGCCAACGCCGGGTGGACCGGATACAATCATGGCACGGATGTCACCACTAATAGCGGCTTTTGTCATGTCTGTTAAGATCTCAAAACGCTCACCAATCTCTTGGATGCGCTCCTCATCGCTCTTGTTAGACGCTTCTGTGACAGCAAGTGCCTC